TAAAAGGATAATATGAAGATAGAAACAGCCGATATAAATACAATTAAACCTTATGAAAATAATCCAAGAAAATTAAAAGATTCAGCTATTGAAAAGGTTGCTATGTCTTTAAAAGAATATGGCTTTAGACAACCGATTGTAGTTGATAAGGATAGAATTATTGTTGTTGGACATACTAGATACCGAGCAAGTAAAAAATTAGGTTTTAAAGAAGTACCAATAACTATTGCTGACAATCTTACACCTGAACAGATAAACGCATATAGAATAGCTGATAATAGAACTGCTGAAGAATCCGAGTGGGATAGTGAGTTATTAGCAATGGAAATAAAAGATTTAGAAGCTAAAGACTTTAAATTAGATTTATTAGGTTTTAATGAAGATCAATTAAACGATATATTATTTGACGAGAAACAAGGTTTAACTGATGAAGATGAAGTTCCTGAAGCACCTGAAGAACCTATATCTAAACTAGGAGATATTTGGAAACTTGGTAATCATAAAGTTATGTGTGGGGATAGCACTTTAATAGATAGTTTTGATAAATTATGTACTGAACAAGCTGATATGATATTTACCGATCCACCTTATGGAATGTCTTATGGTGGAGGTAGGGCTGAGGGTAGTACTCAAAAAGGTGCGTTAGTAAAAGCACATGGAATGATTAAAAATGATGATTTAAGAGATGATGCTTTAATAACTTTAGTTAAAGATAGTTTAGGTACTGCATTAATGAAATCTAAACAAGGTTGTTCAGCTTATATATGCTTTACTTGGAGAACTTATAGTGAGTTTTATAAAGCTATAACTGATGCTGGTTATAAAATTAAAAACTGTGTAGTTTGGGATAAAAAATCTATTGGTTTAGGTCAAAGTCATTATAGACCACAACATGAATTTATTTTTTACTGTGGAGAGCAATGGTATGGAGATAAATCGCAATCTGATATATGGCAAATGAGTAGAGGTGCAACTTCTAAATATGTACACCCCACACAAAAGCCAGTTGAGTTAGTTTGTAAAGCATTAGAAAACTCTAGTAAAAACGAAGATATAGTTATAGATTGTTTTGGAGGATCAGGAAGCACTATAATAGCTTGTGAAAAATTAAATAGAAAAGCAAGAATTATGGAATTAGACCCTAAATACTGTGATGTAATTATAAAAAGGTGGGAGAACTTTACAGGATTAAAAGCAGAGTTGGAAAATGGACAAAATTAAGGCAAATAAGACAGTAAAGAGACAAGGTGCTGGTAGACCCAAAATAGTGGTCGATATAGAAATCTTAAAGAATCTAGCATCTATTGGCTGTCCAGACTATGAAATAGCTAGTGTGTTAAATATATCAGCTAAAACACTTAAACGAAATTATGCAGATATTGTAGAGCAGTTTAAAGAAAAGGGAAAAGCTAGTTTAAGAAAGAAGATGTGGGATAAGGCAGTTAAAAAAGATAATACTCATATGCAGATATGGTTAAGTAAAAACTATTTAGGTATGAAAGATAGAACACAAACCGAGTCTATTGTTGAACCATTACCATTAATAATAGATGCTAAAGCTGAAGAAATAGAAGATGGCAAAAACAAAGGGTAATGTATATGGTGCTGTCGTACTATATGAAAAGAAACATAAAAGAACTTCAATAGGTGGTGGGAGAGTTAAAACATCAACTATGAATAAACACAAACGAAAATCATATAAAAAATATAAAGGACAAGGAAAATAGATATGCAAATAGATCAAAGAATAGGTGCTAACATTAATTTAAGATTAAGATTACAAAGAGATGAAGCAAGAGAAGAATTAGAAAAAGCAAAAATACAAAGAGATATAGCAATTAAAAAAAATGATAAATTATCAAATGTAATTGTAGAATTAAGAAAACTTGTAGAGCATGGAAAAGAAACGAAGTAATTTTTATTCTAATGGAGAGTTTATTCCATATCAGATGCCACAGGATTTTAGACCAGCAACAAGAGAAGGTAGCTGTGGTAACTGTGGACTTTTTTCAAACAGGCATGGCTTTTGCGGACTCTATAAAACTAGAGCAGTTAAAGATACTTATGTTTGTAACAAGTGGAGAAAAAGACACTTTAAAAGATAATCTTTAAATTTATATTGTTGTATGATATTTAGTTTATTATGGCTAAATATAAAAATAGAACTGTAAAACTTAATAAACCATCAAGAGGAGATGTTAAAAAGTTTAAAGTATTTGTAAAAGACAAGAGTTCAGGCAGAGTTAAGAAAGTTAATTTTGGCTCTAAAACTATGTCTATCAAGAAGAATATACCAGCTAGACAAAAAAGTTTCTTTGCTAGATTCAGACCAATACTTGCTAAAGTAAAAGGGCAAAAGAATCTATCTCCAGCTTATTGGGCAATACAATCATGGAAAAAAGGATTTAAGATATAATGGATAAGTTTTTTTATACAGTATTTGGTGCAATAGATAATGCAGTATTATGGGTAACAACTTTATTTGATGCTAGATGTAAATGTAAAAAGAAGAAAAAGTAATTTATGAGGATAACAACTATGAACTATTATTTTACAGGAATACTAATTATTCTTATGTGCTTATTAGCTTTTTTTGTTAGACCAGCACATTCAGGTTCAACACAATCGAACACAAGTGGTAGTAACACAGCAATCGAGGGTGGATATACTGGCGGTGCAACTACATACGAATCAGGAAGTACATCAACGACAACAAGCACAAATAGTTCAACATCTAATATTAGATCAGCACCACCTACTGCTAACGCACCATCATTTTCTGCTAACTCACAAGATGTATGTGCAACTGGTGCAAGTGCTGGAGTCCAAACATTTGGAATAGGTGTATCAGGTGGTAAAACATTTAGAGATATGAACTGTGAAAGAATTAAATTAGCTAAAGTATTATATGACTTTGGAATGAAAGTAGGAAGTGTGGCCTTATTATGTCAAGATGAACGAGTCTTTGAAGCTATGATTAATGCTGGAACTCCTTGTCCAGTAGATGGTAAGATTGGTAAAGACGCATTAGCTATATGGAATAAATACGAATTTGAAAGACCAGACTATAAGACTTATGTTAAAAGAATTAAAAAAAGAGAAGTAATAGATAAGAAAATACAAAAAGAAGAAGCTAAAAAACTAGAATTACATACAAGATGAAAATAAACGAAAATACATCAGTTAGTATGCCTGTTAAAAATATGATTGGTATAGTAATTGCTGTTGCTATGGGAGTCTTTGCATATACAGAGGTTACAGCTAGATTAACAAGTTTAGAAACATCAAGAGAATTATTTGAAGCTGATTTACTTAAAAAAAGTGAACAAAAACCAACTGACCAAGAGCAATTTATGTTGTTAGAAGATTTATATAAAACAGTAGAAAAGATTGAAATAAGAATTGATAATATGATGCACAACAAAGTTAATATAGAATTTTTAAAAAAACAAACTGAAAAAGCATTAAATGATATAGAAAAACTAAAAGATAAAGTTAGACAAAATGGTAATGGACATGGTTGAGTTGGTGGTAGGATTATTAATGATAGTTAATGGAGAGATTAAAGAACATAGAATACAAGAATCTATGAGTGAATGTTTAAAAGGTAAAAGAGTAGCTATGCGTGGTAATAATTCTAAAAGTGTAGAATATCAATGTATTAAATCAATGGCAGAAACAGAGATATACATGGGAGAAAAATCAATTAAAAAACTTATATTAAAATGAGATGGTGGACTTATATATTATTAGGTGGCTTTTTATGGTTAATGCTATCTTGGTTTGCAAGTTCAGTAGGATTAGCAGATGATAACGATACAGCATTTACTACAAACATATTACCTAATGCTGGAACAGCTACATCAAATTACAGTAACTCAAATTTAGATGGAGTAGCATCTTCAACAACTTCTCTTACTAACAACTCTACACATAATGGCTTTACTGTTACTTGCGAAACAGAAGTAAATAATGCCTGTGGCCAAGCTAATACATCTGTTGGAGAAATAGAAGCATCACACGACTTAACACTTACTGCAACTGGTTCATTAGTAGGTATAGAGGGAGATAGCACCCCAGATGGTGTTACTCATACTTCTACACAATTAAAACTTAATGGTGGTATTAATTTATCAAGTTCTATTGCAGTACAAAACTGTGAGTGGAATCAATCAGCTTTTAAATGTGGTTCTTCTGATGGTGCAGTTGATAGTTATACTTTGACAATGAAAGTATTAGATTCAGATAACAATGTACTAGCAACATCTACACAAGTTAGAACTACTGATAGTGGTTATAATAACAATGAGAGAATATGGAATGACAGCTTACACTACAATGGAGTTCATGCTAATAAATACGAGTGGTCTTGGACAGGAGTTGATGGCTCTGAAAGTACATCTGTTGCATTAAGAGGTACAAACTTATTAGGTGCTGAAATGGCATTAGACTTTCCAACTGATAATTATGAGCCTTTATCTGCACAAGAAATAAAAGATATAAACGAGGGTCTAGGTACAGCTAATTTAAGTGAGTCTGAAATATGGAATGTAATATCAGGATTAGAACAAAGCATTGGAGAAAAATTACATTTAGAAACTAATGGTGCTGTTGTTAGTGTTGAGATAACAGAGAACTTTGAGATAGCAGTTAAAACATCTAAAGAAGCTAGTGTTAAAGAAGTAGTCAAAGTTCAAGAGGTAGTTCAAAAAATGAATAAAACTAAAACAGTTGAAACTATGAAGAAAGAAGTAATAGCAGAGGTTATAAAAGAAGCCGCTAAAGAAGAACCTAAAAAGGAAGTTAAAGAAGAAGCTACTATTGTTGCTAATAAGCCTAAAGAAGAAACTACTAAAGAAAAGAAAGTTACAACTGAAAAGAATGTTAAGCCAGAATTAAAAGTTATCATGGATAAAGTAGATGTTAAAGTTAAGAATCCTGTAAAGAATTTAGAGTTAAAAAACTTAATTAAAATGGATAGAATGATAGATAGCGATATATCCTTAGTTGCTTATAACAATGTAGAGTTTTATAAGTCTAAAGATATTTATTTGAATCAGATCGAGATATTTGATAATAGGTCTATATATGCTAATATTGATTTAGTGAAATATACTGCTAATGATATAATGGAAGTTAAGATAAAGAAATTAAACAAAATAAAGTATAAAAAGAATATATTACTTTTAGAGATACAGGAGTTAAAAAATGGTTAAAAAAATACAAGACAATCTAACTAACATAGTTGTAATACTAGGTCTTATTGCATCTATTGGTGCTGGATTTACAAAATTTGCAAAAATGGAATCTTCAATAGAACAATTAACAGAAGCATCAAAGTCATTAGATATTGTTTCAGTTGAGTTAGTAGAATCTAATAAAAATGGAATAGAAACTAACAGCTTTGAAATAACTGATAACAGATTAAATATTAATAAAGATCAAACAGCTATTGCAATATTACAAAAAGAAATAGAGGTTTTAAAATTAGAAATATCTGAAATAAAGGAATCTAATAAAAACCCATTACAATAATGAAATTTATACTGGCATTTAGTATCTGTTCAGCAGTTACAGGATTCTGCAACAATACTATGACAGTTGATAGACAATTTGATACATGGTCGGATTGTGTTATTGGTGGAAGTTATTTAACTATTGAATATGCAAAAAAAATGGAAGAAAAAGTAAATACAGATAAATTATATATATCTTATTTCTGTAATGAAAATATCTCTGACAAAACCCCAACTTAAAGTATCATCTAGTCAAGCAAGATTTAGAGTTCTTATAAGTGGTCGTAGATTTGGTAAAACATATCTTTGTATAACAGAGATGATGAAATACGCATCAAAACCTAAACAAAAAATATGGTATGTAGCACCAACATTTAAGATGGCTAAAGAGATTGCATGGGCTAGTTTAAAAGAAATGCTTAATCAGTTTAATTGGATAGAAGATATTAACGAAACTACAATGACTATTACGATAAGAAAATCTAATAGTACAATCTCATTAAAGGGTGCAGATAATTATGACTCATTAAGAGGTTCAGGTATTAACTTTTTAATATTAGATGAGTTTGCAGATATAGATAAACGAGCATGGTTTGAAGTATTAAGAGCATCTGTTTCTGATACACTTGGAAGTGTTTTAATGTGTGGAACTCCTAAAGGTTATGGTAATTGGAGTTATGAAATGTATCTTAAAGGCAAACAAGATAATGAATGGGATAGCTACCAATACACTACTATTCAAGGTGGAATGGTTACAGTTGAGGAAATAGAACAAGCTAAACAAGATATTGATATTAGAACTTTTAGACAAGAGTTTGAGGGTACATTTGAAAATTATGCTGGAAGTGTTTATTACAATTTTCACCCTGTTGATAATGTAGTTAAAAAACAGATTAATTGGGAAAAACCTTTACATATAGGAATGGACTTTAATGTTGACCCAATGTCAGCTTGTGTTGCACAATTAGAGCAAGATAAAATATTTTTTTTAGATGAAGTTATTATTTATGGAAGTAATACAGACGAAATGGTGCAAGAATTAAGAGATAGATATGGAACGAAGATTCCAATATTTATATATCCTGACCCAGCTTCTAAACAAAGAAAGACATCTGCTGGTGGAAGAACTGATTTATCAATTTTACAAAATGCTGGATTTAAAGTTAAGGTCAAACATAAGCACCCAGCAATACGAGATAGGGTCAATGCAGTAAATTCAAAACTCAAAGATTCTAATGGGGTTAGACATATTTTTGTTTCACATTCTTGCAAAACCTTGATAAAAGGTTTACAAAGACAAATATACAAAGAGAATACAAATATTCCTGATAAGGAAGATGGATTCGATCATATGAATGATGCTTTGGGCTATATGATTGATTACTTAAAACCATTAACTACACAGGCAAAATTTAATTCTCCGACAAGATGGACAATGAAATAAATTATGGCATATAACAGAGATTCAATTACAGAACTTCACATAGATTATCAAGAAACAGTTACTAATTGGCAGTATTATATTAGATCATATAATGGTGGTTATGATTATATGGTTGGACAATATCTTAACAGATATAATTTAGAATTAGATAACGAGTTTAATCAAAGACTTGCAAACACTCCATGCGATAATCATTGTAAAAATATTATTCAAATTTATTCATCATTTTTATTTAGAGTTAGACCAAGTAGAGATTTTGGAGAAATGGCAGATGAAGCTAGTTTAGATTCATTCTTAAAAGATGCAGATTTAGAGGGTAACAATTTAAACTCTGTAATAAGACAAGCACAAAATTATGCGTCTATCTATGGTCATGTTTTTATGATTTTAGATAAACCTAATATTACGACTAACACACAAGCAGAAGAACTAGAACAAAATATCAGACCCTATTTATCAATCTTAACTCCTGAAAATGTTTTTGATTGGAATTTTCAAAGACAAGCAAATGGTAGATATGAACTTGATTACTTAAAGGTAAGAGAAGAAGTAGATAAAGAGGGTGGACAGTATTTTAGACTATGGTTTCCTGATAGGATTGACACAGTATATCTTCCTAAAGATTCAGAACCTAGATTAATAGATACTGCCACAAACCAGATTGGCAAAATACCAGCAGTTATTTTATACAATTCTAAATCACACAAGAGGGGAATTGGTCAATCTGATCTAACAGATATAGCTGATTTACAAAAATCTATCTATAACGAATACTCTGAAATGGAACAGTTAATTAGATTAACAAACCACCCATCATTAGTTAAGACTCCAAGTGTTAATGCAAGTGCTGGTGCTGGTGCTGTTATAGAAATGCCTGACGAAATGGAACCAAATTTAAAACCATACTTACTACAACCATCAGGTCAAAACTTACAAGCTATTATGGAATCAGTAAGACACAAAGTAGATGCTATAAATAGAATTGCACATACAGGGGCAATCAGAAGTACAAAGACACAAGTATCATCTGGTGTAGCTTTACAAACAGAATTTGAATTACTTAATGCTAGACTATCAGAAAAAGCTGATAACTTACAAATAGCAGAAGAACAATTATTTAAACTATATGCACAATTTCAAAATGTAAAATATGATGGAGAAATAAACTATCCTGATTCATTTAACATTAGAGATTATGCAAGTGATCTTATGTACTTCCAACAAGCAAAAGCATTAAACATTGGCTCTCCTACTTTTAATAAAGAAGTAGATAAAGAAATTGCAAGAGCAGTAGTTGATGATGATGAAAAGCTAAATGATATATTTGATGAGATAGATGCTAAATCAGAAGTTGGAGAATTTACACAAGACGAAGTAGTAGCAGAAGATCAAGAAGTAGAGCAAGAG